AACTGGCAGATCCTGATATAGAAGAAGCCTATGCGTCTTACTTTGCTAAAGGTGGCACGGTTACAATATGCAATCCAGATGCACGTAGTGAAAATGCAATAACAAATCCTTGGCAACGTGGTAAGAAAAAAACGGAGAAGAAATAATGTATTATGTACTAGGTGAAAGTCGTGAAACCGGTGAGTTTGAAGTTTGGGAAAGTCTCAGTGCAAAAGAAGCAATGGCAGTGAGAAACGAGTACATCAAAATGGGCTTGCAAACACGTTCAGGAAAAATGCCTGATAATAAATTAATAGGTTGACATATACTGTAGATGTGTTAAGCTGTTTATACAGTTAGAAAACAATATTGCATAGGAGAGCTAGAATGCAAATGAAAAAACAAGATTCAAAAACAATACAATTCGAAACAGATCAGCAGGTTATGGACCGTATTGCGACTCGTTTTGATATATTACATGACATGACCAAAGCAGTTATTGCTGGTGATGTTAGAGCTATGATTGTTACTGGACCTCCAGGAGTTGGTAAAAGTTATGGTGTTGAAAAAGAATTAGATAAAGCATCAATGATGGATAGCATTGCCGGACGTCCAATCAAGTATGAAGTTGTAAAAGGTGCAATGACTGCACTGGGCTTGTATGCCAAGTTATACGAGCATGCAGATGCTAATCATGTGTTGGTATTTGACGATTGTGATAGTGTGTTAATGGACGAACTAAGTCTTAACATACTGAAAGCCGCACTTGATTCAGGTAAGAAACGTGTGCTACACTGGAATGCAGATAGTAACAAACTTAGATCAGAAGGTATTCCTGCTAAGTTTGAGTTCAAAGGTGGTGTTATCTTTATTACCAACGTAAAGTTTGAAAACGTTAGAAGTAAAAAGTTACAAGATCACTTAGAAGCATTGCAATCAAGATGTCACTATTTAGATCTTACACTTGATACAATGAGAGACAAGTTCTTACGTATTAAACAGATAGTTGCAACCGGCGAACTGTTTCAGGATTATGATCTTAGCAAAGAAATGCAAGGCGAAGTAATTGCTTTCATGGATACAGTAAAAGACAAACTAAGAGAAGTTAGTTTAAGAATGGCGTTGAAAATTGCAGACCTTACAAAGGTAAGTCCAAACTGGAAACAGTTGGCTGAGAACACTGTAATGAGACGCAGGTAATTAGGTTGTCATATCAGATCTAGCTCCTGGACAACCTATAAGCGGACAGTTGAAACACACTGTCCGCTTACTATTTAAGGTGTGAGTCAAATGAAATGTTTAATAGTAGGTGCAAGTATAAGTGCAGGACATGGGTTATCACAAGGAAAACTTGATGAAAAGTTATGGGCAACGAGACTTTTAAAAAATATAGACAACTGCGATATAGAAAATATTAAAAATCTAAGTAATGCCGGAGATGATAACTTTCAAATTTTTAAATTAACTAGTCTTAGCCTAATGAAAGAAAACTATAAGTCAGTGATAGTTTGTTGGCAGAGTATACCGAGGACAAATTATTTTTTTGGTTTAGAAACTTATAACACACGATTTGCAATACTATCCTCGCAACTACCTCATGATATCAATTTGTTAAACGGCAGTAGTATCACTAAAACACAATTGATGAATATACGTAAAAATCTTCTTGCGTACTATAACCATCATTGGGACTTAGCTAATCTTGTGTTTTATGTTAATACTTTAATACACATTACAAAACAGAAAAAAATTAATATTAGATTTGTAAATTACGACTTGCCTTGGGATAACTATAAATTTTTTGATAGAGTATCATGGAATACACCAAGTAGTCTTGACCCTTTTACCAATGAACTATTACAAAGTCAGCAACGTGATGATAGTGAATCAAAAGAAATTTATAAAATAATACACAATGAATATGAGGATCTTGGTGGAATACAGGAAAAATATTGGTTGAATCTGTATGAACCCTTACGTAGTAAACAAACTGATGTCACATCATTGGATGATCCCCACCCTGGATATGAAAGTCAAGACATATTCACTAGTTTTCTTACACGTAGTTATTCAGAATCATTGACAATTAACAAAAAAACTGTATAATAACATTATGAGAACAGCAACACTAATAATAAATGATGAAGTAAACTTAAAGATATCAGGGCTAGAACTTGATGTTCGAAAGAAACTTGTTAATACATTCAAGTACGACGTTCCGCATGCACGATACTTGCCAGCAGTTCGATTAGGACGTTGGGATGGTAAAGTTGCATATTTTCAAATGGGAGGTAGCACGTACCTAAACTTGTTACCTGAGATACTTCCAATCTTAGAAAACTTCAACTATGATATTGATATACAGGACAATCGAGACTATCAAACTGTGTTTAAGTTTGAACCAGTTACTGAAGATGCTTATTCAGATATCATGTGGCCTAAAACACATCCAGCAGTTGGAACACCAATTAAGTTGCGTGACTACCAAGTTGAAATCATCAACAGTTTCTTAGAAAACCCACAGTGCATACAAGAAATAGCAACTGGTGCAGGTAAAACAATTATGACTGCAAGTCTAAGTGAACGTGTAGAAAACTATGGACGTTCAATTGTTATTGTACCAAACAAAAGTCTAGTAACACAAACAGAAGCAGACTATGCAAACATGCAACTAGATGTTGGTGTGTTCTATGGTGACAGGAAAGAGTTTGGACACAAGCATACCATATGCACATGGCAAAGTCTAAACGTATTGCTAAAGAATACAAAGAATCAAACAGTAGACATTACCATACATGAGTTCTTAGAAGATGTTGTGGCAGTTATTGTAGATGAAGTACACATGGCCAAAGCAGACGCACTTAAAACACTGTTAACAGGTGTTATGAGTCAGATACCATTGCGTTGGGGACTAACAGGCACAATACCCAAAGAGCCTTTTGAGTTTCAAGCATTGCATTGTAGTTTAGGACCAGTTATCAATCAACTAAGTGCAAGCAGTCTACAAGAAAAAGGTGTACTTGCAAACTGTCACGTAAACGTTGTACAACTGGTAGACAATGCAGAGTTTTCTAACTATCAAAGTGAACTAAAGTATTTGTTTGAAGAAAAAGGTAGATTAGATGCAATTGCAGGCTTGGTTGCTGAAGTAAATAAAACTGGTAACACACTTGTATTGGTAGACAGAATAAGTGCTGGTACAGAACTATTGAATCGCTTGGGTGATGATGCTGTGTTTGTTAGCGGAGCAACCAAAGCAAAAGCAAGACAGGATGAATATGATGAAGTGGCTACTGCAACAGGTAAAATCATTGTTGCTACATATGGTGTTGCGGCCGTGGGTATTAATCTGCCACGTATTTTCAATCTTGTCCTTCTTGAGCCTGGTAAAAGTTTTGTACGGGTTATACAAAGTATTGGGCGTGGTATTCGTAAAGCGGAAGACAAAGACCACGTACAAATCTGGGACATAACATCAACTTGCAGATTTGCAAAAAGACATCTAACAAAACGTAAACAATTTTACAAAGAAGCAAACTATCCTTTCAGTGTAGAAAAACTGGATTGGAATGCCTAACACAACGGAGAAATTATGAGAATATTAACACTAGAAAATACTGTGTTTGAATTAGATACATTACCAGAAGAGATAGATGATTTGCGTTTTGCTATTTTTGACAACAGTGATCCAACCAATCCAGATCACATATACATTCCACTGATATTTTTAGAAACATTTAACTCGCCAGCATTGGTATTGAGAATCGGCGATACACAGATGAAAATGCCAATTGATTGGCAAGTGCTGATTGGTGAACCAGAAGTGGGGGATCTTGAGATGCTACCGTTAACCAGCATCAATGACAGAGGTTTTAAAACCTTTCAATTTAACCCTCATACCAGTTTTACACCTAGTTACATGGACATTGAAATTGTAGATGTATACCAAGATGTAACATGGTATGTACCAAAACTCAAGAACGGACAGATGCTGGCAGTGCCAGTAGAAGGCAAAGATAACCCACGTTGTGTATACTTTGTCAAGGACATCAGTCGTAATTGCGAAGTAGTGGATTATAACAAGGCATGGTAATGAAATACAGAAAAGAAATATTTGATAGGTTAAAAAAGATCATTGGTGATAGTAGTCTAACGTTAGCAGTGATATATACAATTGGTCATATTATTATTGCAATAATATGTGTTAGAGTTATAACTGGAGCACCATTGAACCTAGCATTAGTAGATGCATTTGTAGAACCTATAATCAACGGTTTTTGGTTTTATGCACTACACCGACTTTGGAGATTAAAGTATGAGCGATAAGCTCAACATTGCAAACGAAATGCGTTGTCTGGATAGCAAGGATAGAAACTTCTATGACAGTCTAACAGATGAAGAACGCAAGAAGTTTTCAAACTTTCTTATGATTCGGTGGAGTTCAAGTATACAAGGTTCAAGTGAACTACAGGAATATTACTTAATTGCCTGTAATGAACGTTTGAACAAACATTTCTTTGACATAAACAAGCATCCTAAGTTACAATGGTTATGTGCCACAAGCATTTCACCAGGTATGGGCAATCACAAACATCAGTGGATATCACCAAAGAAGAAAGAAAAAGGCAACAACGAAGCAAAGAAGATGTTGATGGAGTTGTATCCTGCAATGAAAGCAGATGAGATTAATTTACTGAGCAAACTGATAACCACCAAAGAACTAAAGGAACACATGCGTGACAGTGGAGTCGCAGACAAAAAGTAAAACACATGTTTGCAAGTATTGTGAACGTGAATTTAGAAAAGAAAGCACATTAGCAGTGCATCTGTGCGAGCAGAAGAAACGTTCACGAGAAGAAAAAGAAGTAGGTGTACAAATTGGTTTACAAAGTTATTTGACATTTTACACAATGACTCAAGGCAGTGCTAAACTAAAAACATTTGCAGAGTTTTCAACATCTCCATATTACAAAGCATTTGTAAAGTTTGGAAGACATTGTGTTGGTATCAATGCCATCAACGTGCCAAAGTTTGTTGAGTATGTTGTAAAACAAAATAAGAAATTAGATCATTGGTGCAAAGAAAGCATGTATGATGAGTACTTGCAACACTACATAAGAAGAGAAGCACTAACTGATGCACTACAACGTGGCATTGAGTATGGTATAAAGTGGAGTGAGAAAACTGGTAATCCAGCACAAGACTTTTTACGTTACGGTAATGATAATGCAGTAGCATTTGCAATAAGCACAGGACGTATATCACCTTGGTTGGTATTCAACTGTGAATCAGGTCAATCATATCTAGCACAGATGAATGGAGACCAAACAAAAATAGTATGGCCGTGGATTGATCCTGACTTTTGGCAAAAGAAGTTTAGAGACTATCCGGCAGATCAGGCATACTGTGAAGAAATACTTAAACAGGCAGGTTGGTAATGAAAGTACTTTGTTTAGGAAACAATCATTCTCACACTGACGAGATGACATCTGCGTTAGGATTAAATCACGGATTAATTACAGATACTTCAATTGAATTACAAGATGGGTATTATCATACAAGTATTCTTGATTTATCACTTAGTGAGATACTAGATCTTGCTAAACGTTTTGAC